CAGTTAGATGCCATTATAAAATATGAAGCATTAAGAAAGAGTAGAAAAGAAGAGAAGAAGAAGAAAGAGATGTTAGAGAAACAACAGCAAGAGATGAGAAATAAAATCAAGAGAGCAACAGAACCCCAGCATTATAAATATAGAGATGGGTCAAACCCATGGGATAGATGTTATTAATATAATATACTCATTTTAAATCTCTGAGATTCTGATGGGGCGTTCAATAAAAGTGAACGCTTTGTAAATATTCTCTCTGTAGTTTATTATTTTAGTAGTGAATAACTTCAAAGCGTTCACTTTTATATAACGCTTTCGTTTAATATTTAATATTTTATTATTGTTATAATTTATTATGTGATAAATTTTAAGTTGTAGCACTATACCATCACGTTTAAATACTCTGTTAAATATCATTCCCCATATCAAGTGTAGATATAAATATTTTGTTATTAATCTCTGTGTGAAATACAGAAGATTTGGAGAGTTTAAAATACCCAAAGAGTTAATTTATTTCTGTAAGAATCATAAGAGAGTTATATTTAATATTGTAGATGATTACGGACCGATATGTAAATATATCGGTGGGTTTAATTTTATGACAAAGAAAAGACTCTATGATGATATATTAATTATTATTGATGATGATACATATTATATTCCAGATTTATTTTATGAATTGATGGAACATAAAACAGTGAATAATATAACCACTGGTTCGGGCTTTGTTTATGATAATGATAGAAATTATCGCTGTGTTTATGGAGAGACTGAGATGGTAGAGGGTTACGGTGGCATATGTTTCAATTATCATCAGTGTAGTGATTTCATTTTATGGTTTGTTGGATTTTATAAGCATATTAATAGTGAATTAGATTCTGAGATAGATAAATATTTAATGGCGTGCTTTCTTGGTGATGATTTTATCATCAGTGATACATATAATGATAAATGGGCGATTAGTAATGGAAGACAATATTTAAAACCCCAGCAGATCGGATTTACTGAAGACGCTCTCCATAAGAATAATGTGTTCGGGAGTAATATGGGGTCTTACAAGTATTTATATGATAATTATGAGATATTAAAGACATTTAAGAAAAAATATGCGTTAAATAGTGAGATAAATAATATATCTCCAAATATAATATGAACTATTTATTCTGTAGTTTGAGTGATAGACCGATATTGAGTGAACCGATGTTCAGTTCACTGAAGAAATACTGTGATAAATGGAAACATAAATGTGTGTTAGAGAATGAAGTGCTAGACAGCGCACGCGGACGCGCACCAGCATGGAGTAAAATAAAACTATTGATGAGAGAGATGAAAAAGAACCCCACCATTCCATATATCGTGTGGGTTGATGATGATATATTATTCACAAATCATAAAACTGATTTCAGTCAACTAATCAAAGATTATCCATTTCATTATGTATTAGTGAGTGAAGATGTAGTATGGAGTCCGTTTAATACTGGAATAATAGTTTGTAAGAATAATGATATGACATATAATTATTTACAAGAGATATGGGATTTATGCGAGGAATATCCGGATAAAAAACATAGTGGATTATGGGAGCAAGATATAATGGTAATTCACGACCGAATGTATCCGAATTATATCACAAAAATCCCCCATAATATTATACAATCATTTCACCGAGACCACACATTAAAACCGGAGAAGAAATGGAAAGCTGGAGATTTTAGCGCCCATTTTACGGGGATGGAGTTAGAAAAAAGAATAAAATATCGTGATGAAGTTTTAAAATCTATTATATATTAAATGCCGAAAAAAGCACCGAAAGTGTTAAAAGTAAAAGATGAAGAACCCAATGATAAGTTTGATGATATACACGATATACTCCCACAGATGCCATCATTATGTTTGATTATTGGGAGTGTAAGAAGTGGGAAGAGTAATCTGTTGGTTAATTTCTTCTGTAATCCGGAGTTCTATAAAGACAAATTTGATGTAGTGAGAATTATATCCACCACGTTACACACCGATCACAAAGGAAAGATACTTGATAAGTTCTTTGATTGTTCCGATCATTATGAAGATAGTATGATTGAAGACATAAAACGGTCTCAGAGTCAATATGAAGATAAGAGTGAACGTCCCACATATGCTCTTGTAATGGACGATGTTTTAACGAAAGATTTCAAGAAAACTAATCAAGTCTCATTTTTCAGTACAAGATTCCGTCACTACATTGATATGTATATTATAGCGGTTCAAACTTTCCGTGCTGTGAGTGGTATGATTCGTGGGAACGCCACAGATGTGATAATTTGTAAGCAGCAGAACGGGAAAGAATTACAGAAGATCGCAGAAGAGTATGGTGATACAGTTGGTGGAGAAGAAAACTTTTTAAAGTTGTATGAGGAAGCACATAAAGATAGATATTCATTTTTATATTTGAAATTAAGTGAGAATCCAGCACAAGCATATATTCGGTTTGAGAAACAGATATATCCAGCGAGAGTGGATGTAGAGAGTGAAGAAGAACTGGAAGTTTAATAATTTGAACGTAAAAATATTATATTATCTTCATTTATAAAAATGGATTTGTATGGAAACAATAGCGCCAGTCTTTCTTTGGGTAATGCCCGTCATCAAGCGGTGAGAGATTTCAATGAGAGTGTTAAAACCCATAATGAGAATGTGACAAACACTATGAATGGTTTATTAGACCAGCAGAAAACCACAGAAACCATCAAACAAGCACAAGATGCGGCACAGAATCTGTGGACTGGTTCAAAGATGCCCGGTAAGATTCAAGCGTATAAAGATTGGAAAGCTGGAAAGACTTCGGGGAAACCCGGAACAAAACCGACACCCGAAGCTGAATCCACAAAACCCCCGGAGAACCCACCGGAGAATCCGGAGACTAATCCCACTGGAAACACAACTGAACCACCCGCGGAACCGGTAGAAGAGGGACCGATGTCCCGTCCCACAAGTGAAGCCACCGATGGTGCTGGTGCCGATATTACTGAAAGTTTAGAAAACAGTGGCGCCAAAGGAGCATTAAAGACTGCTGGAAAAGAGGGTGGAGAAGAGATTGCTGAAACTCTTGGTTCAAAACTGGGTGGTGCTGCTGGTAAAGTGGCTGGCGGTGCTTTCGGTGCGGCGATGGGTGGTATGGATTTATATGAAGATATTAAAGCGGGTAAGATAGAGGGTAATAATGATTGGGAGAAAGCGGGGAATGTATTACAGATGGGTGGAGCGGTTGCTGATGTTGTTGGAATGGCATTCCCACCCGCAGCACTTCTCGGTGGTATATTAGATTTAGCATCGGGTGCCACTTCTATGATTGGTGAAAAACTGGACGCCGACAAAACAGCACAAGATACAAAAGATGATGCTGGTAAGCAGACAGAAACACCGGAAGATACTGGCGAAATAACAGCACAAGAACAAGTAAGTTCTACGGTTGGAAGAGTAATGGGTTAAATTAAAACTATTTTGATAATTTTATCATTAAGATTTTTATGTGGGGTATATTCATAAAATATGTCTCAGTTTTGGAAAGTTGATGACTCAGTCAGAGTTGGTGAAAAGAAAATCTCAGTTCCATCGGAAAATGGACTTTCATATTCCCCGGGACAAAAAGTCCAGTTATTCGTGGATCCCAGCACGAAGTTTATGGACGGCAGAGAAACATATCTCCAGTTTAATGTTCTTCTCAGTCTCCCCAGTGGTGGAACACCCACTCGTCTCCAGTTAGACAAATGCTCTTCCACTCTCATCAAAAATCTTCGTATTTATGATGGTTCTCGTGGGCAGTTGCTAGAAGAGATTGCTGATTATTCCACATATGTTTCTGTTAAATATGATTATGATAAAGATAAGAATCTTGAGAATCTCAGAGCATTAAGAGAAGCGTGCCATGTCCATCAACCGGATAATCGTGGAACTCTTGGAACCACTAAGACCGCTATGGCGAACACGATTACTAATCCATATTTCAAAAAGACAAGTGGCGATCAGACCACCGCTTTCTCTAATACTGACTTCTTGAAAGCGAAAGTGTCAATCCCACTCCACACCGGCATCTTTGCTGATTCCAGTACTGTTTTCCCGGTTATGATGACAAATGGTCTTTATATTGAAATTGATTTAAGTGAAGCGGCAGATGTTATTAAGCAGTTGGATTCTGTGCTTCGTGATGTGCGCACGGGTCTCAATCCACTCTTCCACAGTATTAATGGTTCTTCTTCCCCCGATAATTGGATTAATGGTTCCGGACAAACAACATTTTATGTAACCGATGATAATAATATCGGTGGTTCTGATGCTGTTTCAAAGTTTCCATTTGTAGTCGGTGAAACGATTGGTTTCTGTCGTCTTGATAATAATGGAAGCGGTGGAACTCTCAGTGCGGCTGGAACGATTAGTGAAATCAATCTGTCTTCGGATGCTAATGGTGGCGCTGGATTGGTAGAAGTGGTTCTCGGTAGTTCTATTACAAACAATCTCGGGGTTGATATAGTTTCTGAGGAGTGGGTCATTTATTCCACTGCTGTTGCTGACGCTGCCACATATGATGCCAGTTATACGGTTAGTGATGTAAATCTAATCGTCAGTCAAGTAATTCTTGATCCCGCATATGAACGGGGAATGATACAGAAAGTGCGAGAGGGGAAAGCAATAGAGTTTGATATTATGAGTGCCACTAATTACAAGAACTCTATTCTCGCATCCGAGCGTCAAACCACATTTCAAATATACGCTCAGAATAGTCGCGCGAAGTCTCTTCTCGTTGTTCCACAAGATTCAACGGTTTATACTACCGCAGAACGCATTAGTGGTTCGGGAACATATGTGATCAAAGGAACGAATCACGCTGAGGGAGTCATTGGAACAAAAGACGTTGATGATGTATGTCTCGCTTCCACCCGAAGCGCATATACTGGAATATGCGACTTTCTGTCAACCATTCAATATACTATGAATGGAAAGAGAGTTCCATCTCGTGAGATTTCTGTTAAGAAGTGCGCCACAAAGAATAGTATAGACGCATTCCATATTTATGAACTTGAAAAGACACTTGATAATGCTGGCATTCCACCCCGTTCTTTCGTCCACTATCTTGATAATTTCTGTTTTGGTCGTGGATTCAGTGCTGGGGGACAGAATGGTGTCTTGGATTTAAGAGGGAAAGATTTAGCGGTAATTCTCAAATATCAAGAGACAACTCAACCATCAAAACCGAAGCTATTTAATTCTTTTGTTTTCCATATTCGCAGACTAACCATTCGTGATGGTGCGGTTGATGTAACCATATAAATATTATCATTCAATATCCAATAATTTTTTGTAAATGTTATAAGAAAAATATAATGTTTAGAGATGTATAAAATATGGCAACAAGCAGATACATTGAAATTCGTCCGGACAACATACCAGCAGATGGAAAGATTTCTTTCAAGAATGGCTTTCCCGTTCTGTCATTCACTATTAGCGCACAAGATGGACTTTTAGACCCAAGCACTATTAGAATCGTTGGTGATTTCGCAGCATATAAAGATAATCTTGCGACCCCCACTCCACTCACCAATGGAGATGCTGTGAGTATGAATAACCGTCTTGGTATTTATAATGTAATTGAATCTCTAACCGTTCGTTCGGTTCGTTCAAAGATGGTATGTGAAAATATCCGTCATTACTCTAAGTTTATGAACTCATATATGGCGATGACTTCCAGTCTTCAAGATCAGATGGGTCATCTCGGGCAGTCGTGCTTGATTCACCCCAACGCTGAAGCATTTAGAAAGTCTGTGGTTGAATCACCCAACACAGATGCGGTTCAAACGAACGAGTTCGCATTCCACGTCCCGTGTGGTTTTGTTATGAGCGGTAATATGGTGGACTTGCGCCCCAGTGCTTTTGGTGGTTTAACTCTTGAGTTTATGCTTCAACCGGATTCTAATGTTCTCTTTAATCAGAATGCTAGCACTTCCGGTATTGGTGATGCTCATTATGAACTCTCCAATCTCAAGTTATGCTGTGAAGTAAATGATTTTGGTGGCACTGACGTTGACCCATCGCCCCAAGGAGTTTTTGAATATAACACAATCACTTCTCTCTATACTTCCATTAATAGTAATAACGCACAATTACAATATAATCTCGCACTGAGAAATGTATTAAGTGCTTTTATGACTTTCGTTCCGGTTGCGGATATTAATACACTAACCGCTGATGGTCAAGTGACAGTTTATCCATCGGGAGACGGAACCAGTAAGACTGCGATTGTTCCATTCAAACGGGTTCAGTGGCTCAAAGGCGGTGTCAAGTATCCAGCTGATTTTGATTATGTGGCGAATGTAAATGACACTCAGAATACGGCATCTCTTCTCCCCGATACTCAGTATATTAGAACTTTGATTGATGCGGTTTCTCCCGATATTTCAAATGAAAGAATGTCTATTTCTCCCGCTAATTGTAATCGTAAATATAATATGGTTGAAAGTGCTACTGCTGAGACTTCATATCTCAATGTTCCCGAGGGTGGAGCAGTTTATGGTCTTGGTATAAAATATGGGATTGGTGGTGCTGGAGAAGATTTCAGTACCGAACAATTCGGAGTCAGTCTTGAGTCCGATCTTCTCTCCGATAATCCCATTGGTGTTTATATCTTCGTGAAAGCACGCGCACAGTTGGTATTCTCTCCCAACGGAGTTCAATTAGTCCAATAATTTTTTCTATCAAATAATTAATCAATATTTTATCGTAAGTTTTTTTTGTTCCGTATAGTATAACAAATATGGATAATATGAGCGACTCACAGCAACAGCAGATGGGTGGTGGTGGTGATTCCATTCCCAACTTTCTAATGCTGGATCAGATTCCAGCAAACTATCTCCAGCAGATTGAAACCGATCTTTTAGAACCGGTGGTGTTCACCCAAGGAACCGCCACCACTGATGGTTTCTGTCGTTTTACTCTCCAAAACAAAGGATTTCTCCACTCTCATTCCAAGATATTTTTATCTGTGAATCCCGAGGCTGGCATTAGTAATGGATTTTTTTCTCCAAATGCCGGTATTGGTCAGATTATTAAGAAAGCGGTTTTAAAGATTGGAAATAAGACACTGAACGAAATTGATGGTTGGAATCAATTGTTTTCTGTTAAGAGCGCACAGATAAGCAACGAGAATAATACAGAGCGTGAAATGTTCACCACTGGTCGTTTTTTATCTCACCAGTTTGAATATAATGCTGAATCGTCGGTTCTCGCCGATGATTATGGTCTTGATACTGGTGTTGAACTGGAGACCACGGATTATAAGCTCCCGGGGTGGTATATAATGAATACCGGTGTGGCTTCTCAGTGTCCCACATTTATGATTGATTTATCGGATTTATTCCCATTTTTGAAAGTCAACCAGCTCCCACTCTATATGATTAAAGAACCAATCAATATTGAACTTCATTTCCAACCCAACGATGGAAAGAGAGTCCAGCGTGGTGAATCTGATACTGGCACTGCTGCTCTAATCTCTCAGAATGATTTGAAGTTCTGTGCTGATTATGTGTTTTATGGTGCTTCGGATGAAATGGCACGATATGCCGCTGCCAATCAAGATATGAGTTTCTCTTTTGTTGATTATCGTCTCGTTGAAAATACTACTGACCACACAGCTCTCGGTAATACGGTTATAAGAAATCTTGGTATGGCGAATCGTGTCGTCCCCCGTATTTTAACGGTTCTTCCATCTCAGACTCATGGAACTGTTGGAACTATTCTCGGACAGCAGAACTCTATCTCACCGGATACAAACGCTTCGGGCGTTCAGTCTTCCACTGCTATAAGATACAATGTGCGATACAACGACCGTTTTGAATACACTTCGGATGTTGATTCTATTGCGAGACTCTTCGCACAACTCACACAAGCGGAGGGTGTTCCATTTATCACACGATCGGAATATTCCAATCAGTCTGTTAATGCCATCACCGATAATACTTTTATGGGACACGAACAGCGTGGAAATCTTGAGGGTCAGATGTTTTATCTTGGAACTCGTCTCACAAATGGTCGTGTCGGTCAACGTGGTATTGAACTCCATATCTCGGGTGATTTCCCATCTTCGGGACGCACACTTGATTTGATGAGAACATACTGCGAATATGTTCGTGTCGCACGACTAACCGGCGGGTATGTGGATATATATAACGCATAAATATTTTACTAATTTTATATTTTTATAATTTTCTAATTTAATGTAAAGATAAAATGTCTCTACTTTTGAATGGCGATTGTTTGGAGCAGATGAAGATGCTAGATGATGATTCTGTTGATTTGATTTTCTGTGATCTCCCATATGGACAAACCAACTGTAAATGGGATATAAAGATTGATATACACCAATTCTGGAATGAAATAATGCGTATCAAGAAACTAAATACACCCATATTTATGACAACCACAGTGAGATTCGGAAATGATTTGATTAACACTGCTCCCAAGAAATGCCCGTTTCGTTATGATTTAGTATGGGTCAAGAGTGCCAGTTGCGGACACTTGAGCGCCCGTAAGATGCCAATGCGCAAGCATGAGATGGTTTATGTTTTTTATGAGAAACTCCCATTTTATAATTTATCTTCTCATACTCACAAGTTTCTCAAGACTACAGATAAAGACAGAACTGGAAAGTGTTATACTGGTCGCGGGGATAAGACAAGTGCCATTGGAAAGTATGAACCACCACTCCCGAATAGTGTAATCAAACAAGATATTTATGATAGTATCAAAGATGAAACCGCAGAATCTAAATCTGATTGTTACGGAAAGACAAAAAATTATGGAAAGAATTACAAGAGAAAGAATGGTGAAGCTGTATGGGATCCACCACTCCCCGATAGTGTTATTAAAGAAGACGCACGCCACGGAAACAAACAGCATCTCCAAAGTAAAGAAGTTTATCAAGACCCACAATTAATTATGGGTAAAGAGTGGAAAGATAAAAATGGTGGGGTGAAAGTTTATGACCCACCACTCCCGAATAGTGTTATTAAAGAAGAAGATAATGGAATAATTAATACTGAATTATATTCGTCAACTAAACCGATGAAGAGAATGCCCCCGAATCAGTGGGATCCACCACTCCCCACTTCTGTCGTTAAAGAAGATAAATATATCCCACCACCATTAAAGAAAGCACAAGAGACATATGAAGACCCCAAGTTAATCAAAGGATTATATGGAGAAGTTATGTCAACTGGAAATCCACACACTCAAGTATGGGATCCCGCTCTCCCCAATTCTATATTAGAAGTGAAGAGTGTCCGTGGAAATCACAGCACAGAAAAGCCAGTCGCATTAATGGAATGGGTAATCAAATACTTTTCAAAAGAGGGGGATACTGTATTAGACCCCACTATGGGCAGCGGTGGAACTGGAGTCGCTTGTAAGAATCTCAAGCGTAATTTCATCGGTATTGAAATGGATCCCGATATTTATCAAACCGCGTGCGATCGTATAGAATGTTAATCAAAAATAACCACAACGGGATTATCCGGTGTACTGCGACGAATGGTTAATCCACCACTAATTTTACTTTTATTACTATCCATCTTTTCTTCTAACACTTTTTTACACTGTGGAGATAATAGTGGTTTAAAATCATTATTAAGTGATGGATGTTTATTCATCATCCGACAGCATCTTCTCACAGATGGAATATCTCCAAACTGTTTTATAAAATCCATATCATCAATTATGTCATTTAAAGAGTCATATTTACTACTTTCAATATCGTAATTGTTTTTACAGTAATTAATGATATGCTTACAAATTAACATTACATTTTGTTTTTCTTTTATCGTTAATGGTTTCTTTGGATTCGGATTCTCTAAATAATTAATCAAACCATCAATCGTTTCAATATTATAAAAATTATGATTTATACAAAATCCACCATCACTAATGAGTTTTAAATATTTATCTTGTATATTCTTTTTATTATCTTGATGACTGAAGACTATGGGTAATCCAATATCATTTATCAAATCAATTAAATCTGTTTTACTATGAGATTTATGAATCAACATCACTATACACTATACAATATTTTTGTTTTAATGTTTAAACGCATTATTATCTATTACACACCATAAATAAGATGCCATACCGGAAACCGCCATCAAAAGCCCAAATGGATGCTTTCAAGAAAGCACAGAAAGAAGCGAAGACAGAAACAGAAAAGATAAAAATAAGAGAAGCATTTCGTAAGAAGCACGATTTTTATTATGGTAGTTCAAAAGCGGATGTGATTCGTGGTTTAAAGAAAGATATAGCACTGGGTAAAGATGAGAAAAGCAGAGTATTCGGTGCTTTTCAAATCGCAGAAATAAGACAGTTAGTGAAAGCACATAATCGGATAAATGATTTGGTACTTCCCCGAAAATTAAACAAACAACAGATAATAGATTTAATCTATTCCAAAGGATACAGATTAGATCCCGATAAGAGAAGTATCGTTCAAATAAGAAGACCGAAGAAAGCTGAGAGTGAAGTAACAATGAGAACAGCGATGAATAAGAAAAATGATCCCGATTCATCCAAGAGAACTACATATTCACAGAAAGTGAAGTAATCTTTCTTTTTTTCTTTTTCGGAAAAATACTCACCACATCATCAAACTTTAATATTTGAAGTTTGACTAATGCTAGCACGCATGCCACCAATAATACAAAATCATCATATTCAATATATTTATTTTCAATCTTCTTTTTATACATCTCTTGAATGTAATGACTATAGACATATATTTGAAACTTGATATTTTTATTATCTCTCAGTCCACTCACTATCATTTCATTCGCATCTTGTTCATAATCTTTCAATTTATTTTTACCGAGTGGAAA